CTATCAATAAACCCGTTTATATTTTGATAGCACTATTAAAATATAAAAAACAATTCTATTGATAGCATTTTAACCGCTATCAATAGAACACACCCAAAAGCAAGCGAAAACCCGCCGGAACATTCCAACGGGTAAAAGAAAACCCCGGCTTGTCAGTGCCGGGGCTTGAGATTGTCAATTATTTTGTTTTAGCAATTCCGCAAGGATAACGAACGGTAAAACGATTAAACATATAATTATAAACATGTGTCGCCCTCCTTATACAAACGTGAAGCGTTTTGATGTTGTTTCTTTCGCATATTGCGCCGCAATATGCGGCAAATCTCTTTTAAGTGCCGTTGTGTCAATCCTTGAAGATGTTACGGCCTTATACGTTGCTTTATGTTCCGTGCCGGCTAAAACCTCCACGCCGCGCGCCGTCATGATGTCTTTTAATTCATCTTTTAACCCGTCAATAATTGCGCTTGTCTCTTCCTGTAGCCTTGTATATTCGGCCAAATTCTTCATAATGTCGTCAATGTTTTTCATTGTTAAACCTCCTTTATTTCAATTATGTTGTGGCTCTTTAATTCTTTTCTGATGTCCGTTTTATTGAGTGCGTACATCTCAATAATTCCGTAATACTTCGTTTTAACCCAGAACCGGCGCATATATTCCGCATAGGGTACACACCAACCCATAGACTTATAAAACGGGGATTGTGTGGCAATGTGTAAACTTTTCAACGGCTCTTTATCTCCGTTATCCCACGCCCTCAACGCTTGCGGCAATTTTCCTTGTAGTGCCTTTTCCGCTTCCGGAACATCCCACTTTACAAATTTATAATATTTCATGTTTATAACCTCCTGTAACCGTGCTATAGCGTGCACCAAAACTAAAATATATTTTGCTTTTCGGAATTTCTACCACTTCGCAGCACGCCGCAAGCCCTAAATATTTATTAACTTCTTTCGGGGTATATAATTCATTCCCCAACATAACCCCGTCAATTTCAAGCCCTCCGCCTTTGTGAAATTTCCACCGCCTTTTGTTATCATGTTCGGGCTTCACCTTGTAATATTTCATTATTCCGCCTCCTCTTCTCTTATAAGCCTGTAAAAATCTTCACGCTTTCCATAATTCGCCCGGAGAATAAACCCGGCCTTTTTTAGAATGCTCCAGAAGCAATTAACACCAACGCCACCCTCAAAATATGGGATAGTGCTATATCCTGCGCCGTAACCGATAATATCCCTGTTATTTACATTCGTTACGGTGCTTTTAGAATAATCACTCATACCGGCGGCAAGTGCCTTTTCCTTGAGTGTGTATAACACTTTCATTATTGCCGGGCTTTTATTAAACGCTTCTGCAACGGCGGCGCTTTCCTTGTCGTAACCGCAACCGCTTGCCTTTCCTTCAAATACGCCCGATTCACAATCCGTTGTGACATAGGCCGTGGGATTGTTCCCCCAATAAGCGTTCCGCTTCCATATAACATTACAATTGATATAATTTACATCTCCGGCGGCGGCCACTCTTTCCAAATGTGCAAGCCCGGCGGCAATTTCTTTGTCAATAGCTTTGTTGTTCCTTTTAGTGGCAAATGCTACGGCCTGCGCCCTGTCAATCCTTCCGGCCTGATACTGTTCCCATCTTGTGGCCGTTGAATATCTTTCAATGCCCTTGTCGCTTTCCTTGCGTTCCTGTTCGTTCCACTCTTTTAAGTAACCGTGTTCAATGAAAAATGCGTTCTTTTCCCTTTGTCTTTCCCTATCTTCTAAATAGGCCGCTTTCAAATTCTCAAACATTTTTATAACCTCCTTAAATTATCTGTAAAAACATTTAACCGGTTGTTTTTCACGATTTTTGATAACTCCTCTTGCAATACTGAATGTTGTAATAATTTTCTGGTATACGCTTTGCGCATTTATCCCGTAACCTATAAATTGATATTCAATAATTGTTGTTATATCTCCGTTTTCATAATATTTTGTTTTCACTTTTCGCCCTCCTTCCTTATCCGTTTTGTGTTGCTTCTTGTCTTGTTCTGATTATACTATAATCTCTTTCGTGTTACTTGTCAACACTTTTCAGATAAATTTTTAATCTTTTTCGGATTATTTTTCAATCGTCCACCGACTACCGGAACCGGAAATAAGAAAAGCCCCGGCCTGATGTTCCGGGGTATTTTGCTTTAATACGCTAAAGCGTTAAACAATCGTCAGAAATCCTTAAAATTTTGCAAAATAAAACCGCCTAAAGTGCCGGATTTTCGGCCACAAAAAGCGGTTCATAGTCGATAGTCGATAGTCGGAAAAGTCGAACGGAAGTCGAAAGTCGATAGTCGTTTACTCTTCCGTATCGGGGTCAGAGTCGTCATGAGAGTCGATGAGATAGCGTTCACGGATAGAGTCGGGGTCAATGTCTGCGTCCTGATTTGCGTTAGGAGTAAGGACATATTCGGTTTTGTCTTTATAACCATAATTGTTCTTGCCAAGAAAGATACCGGCCACGGGATTGACCTTCCCGGAGTTCATGTAAGCTTCCCACGAAGTTTCCATCATAAAATACGCCTTTTTTATGAAGTCGGCTACCTCTGGACGCAACGGAGCAGTATATCCCGCACCACCAGTAGGACTATCAGTAACTACAGAATGTAACCATTGTCGGCTATGTCCATTCAACGCAACGGCCATTCCCGCAACAGTCGGCTTCATATCCGCTTTGTCATATATCTCAAAATACTCTGTTAATCTCTGCGCTACAGCGTCTATATCATCTAAGTCGATGTTCGGAAGATTGAGAAGTGCAATGCTCACTCTTGTTATCTTCGAGTTATCTCCCGGCTCAAGGTTATAACCATTCATCCCTATAACTGGGGAATTACCACCTCTCGGCTTCTTCTTAATCACTGTAACCTTTTCTTTTTCTTTCGGCACAACTTCGTTTTTCTTTCTTGTAGCCATTCTGTTTACCTCCTGTATAGCCATTTTCTAATTTTCAAGGAAGAGTCCTCTTAAAAGTCGTAAAAAAGTCGTTATTGTTATTGGAGAAGTAGTAAAAGTAGTTCAAAATCGATTTTTCCGGTAACTTTTCCCAGATAGGAGTCTACCAGAGAGAATTATACGCAAAAACTGAAATACAACTACTTTTACTACTTCATTCACTACTTCGGCTCGAAAGCCTAAAAGATAGTTTTATAATCTCTTTCAGACTGTTTTACAAATGTCAATTTTTATTACTTCTCAATCTCATTCGGATAAACTCGTCTTTTCTTATTCTTATTAGTATTATTACCATTTTTCAAAGTCGTTTTCGCTCGCTTTTAATTTCCATGGTGAAATCCGTGTTGCCCTCGAAAGTCGAAAAGATAAGTTTTCAATCTCATTCGTATTAGTTTACAAATGTCAGTTTTGATTGTTTTTTAATCCGAATAAGACTTATTTGTTTCTCAATTTGTCAAAGAGCGATAGTTGTTTAGAAGGTTTATTTGCGTCTGATTTACCCACCATGTAACCTTCAACATAAGAAGGCGGTTGTGGTTTATAAAGAACGCAAATTCCGTTCTCATTAGCCCATTCAAACTCCATCTTTGCACCAACGCTTTCTTGCCATCCTTTGAGCATGAGAATAGCGTCACACGGGGCAAGAGCCGCTTCGCAAACTTTCATATATTCACCATGCTTAAAACTTGAGGGAAGAGTCTCGTTTGTTCTTACAGGATTGACCACTTCCCATCCTAAAGTCCTAAGTTGGTATTCCGCTTCGTAGAACTTCTCCCAGTAGCCCTCAATGCCTGTTACCGGGCCACTTATGTAAATCTTCATCTTCTTGTTACCTTTCTCTTAAATATTCTCCTCACTCGATTTACCCATGAGGAAGTCTGATATCGAGACTCCGGAACATAGTCTTTTCTTTGTCTCGCTTTCCATTCGCAATCAGGACAAACCTGTCTGCCTTCGGGGATAACCTCGCCGCAACATACACAGGTCTCAGGCTTACTCATTTCATTTTCTCACCGCCTTCCTATATGTCTCGGCCAGTGTCAGGACGGCGCATTGCCCGGTATCTTGACACCACCATGCGCAAAGTTCCTCGTCACATGTGCCGGATATAATCTCTACCGAAGGAGCTTCGTCTGTGGGCGTTTTGAGTTTGATAGCTCCCACATTCTTAATGCTCTCCGAGGATATCTGGTCGCAAGGTATATTCTTAAAGACCAGAACATCTCCCGGCTCATATTTCTTCATAGGACATTTCATTATTAAACCTCCTTCCTTAGAGTAAAAGTCTGATTGATAGCGTTTGCTAAGGATTGTACAAACCTTTCATTTTGCGATTCATCATTGAAGCCAAGATGTATAAAAATGCCGTGCAATATCTCATGTGTGAGAGCTTCTTCCTTCATCTCGTTTGAAAGTGCCGCATTTATCTTGATTTCGCTTTTAACATAATCGATTTGTCCGAAGTGTGCGTCTGTATCGAACTCATCTTCTTTCAGGATAACTTTGTACGGAATACCGCATATTTTAACTTGGTCAACCATTTCTTTTTCCCTCTTTTCTGTACCACTTCATGTAGTCGTTATAGCTCATGCCGGAAACATCTGCCGCCAAGTGCAGAGCCTTCTTTTTCTCGATAGGGTTGCAGATGGGAACAATCCTTGTTTCTCCGGCTAAATAAACAATATATTTATTAGACCCTTTACTCTTACAAATGGTGTACATCATGAGACCCCTTCGTTGTTTCTTTTTTCATAATGCTTACTGTAAAATTTTGATAATATGCTTTTAGCTGTTAAAATAGCGTCGTCATAACCTTCACCGTATTTCCAAAGACCTCTCTGGTTGTAGGGATTATTTTTCATCTTTCGAGTAAGCTGTCCTTGTAGCATTTCATATTCACTTTTAGTCATGTCATACAACCTCCTTGAGCTTAACTCCCCAATAGATAACATAGCCGCTTGAAGTAGATTTACGCTCAAACCATTCCGGGTGGCGTTCCATTTCTGCGTTAAATTTACGAGCAGAGAGGACATATGCGCCCTCTGATTTAGCCCAAATCTTAAAAGCGGCATAAAGGTCTTTTGCCTTAATGGTTACACCTTCCTCTTTCGCACATCGAGACTCAAGGAACTGCAATACCAAGTCGTTATCACGCTCATAGCGAGCGATAACGCTTGTTAGTTCTTTGCTCATAGCGAGACCTCGCTCTTTGTACTTGATATATCCTCTAACAAGCCACATAAATATGCCGCTCATTGACTCTGTAGATGTAAGCTCGTCTTTGAGATGAGTGTCTTGCTCGGCAGGGGTAAAGTGCCTATTGAACTCGATAACTTTGATACGCTCGGAAGCAAAGAGAGATTTATCAGTTACCATAGGAAGGTCGTTACACGACATCCAAAGTGTGAACTGCGGCTTGTAAGTTATAGCTGATTGATACAGCGCACGAGCGGAGATTTCCTCACCGCCTGTGAGTTGTTTAATTTTCTCTTCATCGAGTTTTCCATACTCGTTACTTTCGGACATGGTTACAAATCGTTTGCCCTTAAGTCCGGCAAGGGTAGGGGTAGCGGCTTCTGCGTCCTTTTGTCTATCTCCTCGGCAAATCATACCTACGGGAACAACCTTGCTGTAATCTCCGAGCATATATTCGATAGTGTTAAGAAGAGTGGACTTGCCGTTTCGAGTTGTTTTACCGTGTAAGATAAACATACACTCTTCGTTACTCATACCGATAATCGAATAGCCCAGTGCCCTTTGTAAGAAGTCGGCTTTGTCTTTGTCGTTTTCGGTAACTTCGTCTATAAACTTCTCCCATCGAGGACATTTAACATCACGGGAAACGGTATGACGGAAGTTGGTTTGCATAGTCAAAAAGTCAGACCATATAGGCTCACGGAAGGTAAAGTCTTCGAGATTATAAGTGCCGTTTAAGCAATTGATTAAATAAGGATTAGCGTCAAACTCAACGGCGGCAATACGAAGTTCCCCGGTAGCGTCTTTGAGGATTCTATCTCTCATGCGGCGGTCGCCCATGGAGTTTACAAACTTCGTATATGCTTTACGGATATCATCGTCTATGATTTCGCCGCAATAAAGAATCATGAGTCTTACGAAGTCTTTGATTTTTTCAGATACGAGGATAGCTCCCTCATCTTTACGCCATGCGCCCTCGTGATATGTGTACCAACTTCTATGTTCAGGACAGTATCGAGCTTCTTTGTTATAGAGCACGCCAAAAAGATTAGCCATACCCATTTCAGACCACTCAAACCCGGAAGAGGTTTCGTCAGTTCGCTCAGGATGGTAGTTTTTAATCATGTACATTTTGTCGGACAAGTCCTCGTCCATGATAATTCTGCCATTCTTAAGTTCAAAAAGTTCTCTATCAATACCGGCCATGAAATCACCTAACTAAATCTTCAAGATGTATGACCATTCCGTCACAATCTTCAAGTCTTTGTCCTTTCTCTTTATATTCTGCGCTTTCAAAGATAAGTAAATGCCCTTCATGGTCGGTAGCAAGACCAAGACCGTTCGTAATGAGAGTCATTTTCAGGAGCATAAGGACTTTGTTTACTTGCGCTTTTGCTATATCTTTCATTGTTAATTTTCCCTCCTCATCTCACACGCCCCACAAGGGGGCGTGATTTCAGATTTTGAAAGCAGGGCGCACGCCGTAGGCGAACGAAGCGCCGTCGTAGTACGCATCCCCGCTGTCGTACACACTGGCGAAATCGGCGGCGGAGTCCTTGACGGTGTTCTGCAACCAATACCATTCCCATTCGTCCGTTCCTTTGCCTTGGAAAGCAATACGATTTTTTCTCTCCTTCATAGGCTCAAGCTGTATGCCGTTATCTTCTTTGTAATCATATTCAGAGTCTTCACCGAACACTTCCGTTGCGGTAAGAAGCCTAAGCTTATCTTCCTTATAAACAGGCTTCATCCGGTCTTTGAGAGTGCCGGGGAAGGTAGAAAGAATGACAGTGTTGAGCTTTCTTCTAAGGTCGCATTCTTCGTAGCCACCTTCGTTGATGTTAGTCTCATTCATGGAATATTCATCTTTGAGACAGTCTATAAAGACAAACAACATGCCGTCTTCTTCCTGTCTCATTGCCATGGCCGAGACCTTTTCGCCGGTCGTAAGAGTAAAATCGATGATATCTCCGACCTCGTATTTGTCGGTATCGATTACGGTTTCTCTACGCACTGTAATCTTGTTTTCCATCTGCACATCGAGAAACTTCTCAAATTCTGCAAGTAACGCTTTCTTTTCTGTAATGTTCATCGTTTAATCCTCCTTAGATTATTTATTATCTTTTATAGTTAGATTATAATACTATAAAGATAGGCTGTCAACACTTTTCGTGTAAATTTTTATCTTTTATATCTCGTTACGCTGTTACAAATGGTCTGTATCTCGTTTACGCCAAGAGAAGGGTCGCAAGCGACCGTGTTCGCATAAAGAAGCTCGTCATAAATTTGTCGCTTGTTGTAACCTAAGTTGTGTAACATCCCTGCAAGGGAAGTAAGACAAATGTTGCGGCTTCCTGCCGGAATACGAGGGTACACCGGTCTTAATTTGATACGATTATTCTGCGGAAGTTCCCAAATGGGAGAATATATGCGGCCACCATATTGATTGTTCGGATTCTCCTTTTGTTGTTCAGGAAAATATTTCTCGACCACATAATCGATGGCTTCTTGGTTCTCGGCTATATCACGGTAAAGAAGAGTGTTGCCCGTCATGATGAAGTACCGAGCCGCTTTATAGATTTCTACACCTCGCAAATTGTTCTTACCTTTGAAGGGTAATGTTCCTTTAAGTAAGATGTGAAACCCTTGTCCGCTCTTTGATTTTTCGGTATAACTCTCGCAATGGCCGATAATATCAGCGGCAAGCTGTGTCATAAGCCCGTCTTCGTCATGCCCTGCGTCAATGTCAATACCGACAATACCGTTATCGTTGAACACAAATCCGCAATAGTCATAGTAGCCCTTCTCCACAGCTTCAAGAGCCGTGGAGAAGTCAGACCATGTTTCCGGGTTGATAGAGGAAGCCGCTTGATTTTCAAAGGCTCTCATCGGAATTTTGCTGTTCTCATGAGCACAGACCCATTGAGGTAGTTGTTTTAATTCTTCGGGTATGTTCTCGTAATGGTTCATCAGATAAGTCCTCTATTTCTGGCCACTTTGCGCTCAAGACTGCCTAAAAGTTTCCAAAGGCTATCTTGATTGATTTTTTCTCTTTTAGAGAGTTGATACACATTGTCGGCAATAGTGTCTCCCTCTCTATAGATGATGAGTAATCGTTCCGTGTCTTCGGCTGAAAAGTCTTTAAGAGCGTTTTTGCAGGCAAACCAATTTTCTTTATCAGCGTCAGAGCGAAAACGAGTAAGGTTAGGGTATCGAGAGTAAAATCTCATACAATGCTCTACATAAGCTGAGTAGAAACTTTTTGCCATGGCTTAAACCTCTTTCTTGTTTTTCTCGGATTTTTCAGGAATTGTAACCTCTACCTTTACGGGCTCGCCCTCGAAGTACCACTTTTCATCGACACAAATCGGATATCCTTCTTTATCGGACTCTACGAGATTGCCGGTATCAATGATGTGTTGTGCCGCCGAGATAGACATTTCGTTTTTCGAAAAATCATTGCCTGTTTTGAGAAGAAAAGTTACTTTTCCGTTTCTGTTTTTAAGTTTGAAGTCCATTTTTAATTCCTCCTTAAATATTTTGAATGTGAGTTGCCATCATGTCCGCATGGTGTGTCCACAGGACATTCGGGTATTTATGAATGGCTCTTGTGTAGTCATTCCATTTTTCTCGCTCTGTGAACGCTCCCATGTGGTAACAAATACAGAAGACTTCTTCCTCTGTTAGTCTCATAAGAGAAGCCAACATCATTACGGACTTGTCGCCATGACCTTTAAGATAAGTCTCGTTGTTATAATCCCAAGCCATAGGGTTATAGATGGGCTTTCCGTCCATACATACTCCTATTTCGGAATGTTTATATTGGTCGATTTTACAAAGGTCATGGAACATGCCTACGATATAAGGACTGTTTTCACACTCCCATATAAGATTGTTCCTTTCGGTAAGCTCCACAAGAGCGTTCATGACGGCGAAGGAGTGGTCGAAAAGACCTCCTTCATAATTGCCGTGATACTTGGTCGAAGCGGGAGCGGTGAAGAATCCATTGTCGATTAGCCATTCCAAACGGTCTTCATCGATAATGTCCATCACTTTTGAATTTTTGAAAATCGCAATGCGTTCGCTTGTTTCCATGTTCCACCTCGTATCAACCGAGCAATTTGTCAAGGTCTAAGCCCGTTACGGTCTTAGGTTCTTGAGTACGCTTCGTAGTAGAAGCCGCCGTCTTGCCGCCTTTACCAAGCGTCATAGCTTTTTCTGTAGGCTCTTCGTCAAAACCATCTGCCGGAGATTTATCGCCGAGATTTGCAAAGGTTACAGTCTTGTTCGGGTCTTTGTTAGACTGAATTTTTGTGTGAACAACCTCTGCGCAAATATAGCGGTCGATAAGTTCTTCCGGGGCAATGTCTTCGAGCGAAAAGTCATTCATTGCCGTTTTAGCAAAGTATGAGAAAGCGTTAAGAGCCTTTTCGTTATAATTGTCGTCTTTGTCTTTGATGGAAAATCTCTCAATCTGAGTCAAACCTTGAGCGGTTACGAGCTTCACTTCGATTTTTCCAAACTCCTCATCATACTTAGCGTCATAAATGCGGAAAATATACTCCCCTTCCGGAATAAGAACAAATCCGCTTGTCATGGGTATTCTTGCCATCTTATTTATCCTCCTTGATTTTGTTATTGTTAAAAATCGCAAGACCTATTACGATAATTAGCTCCACCATGATGGTGGCTAAAACTCCTGCTACAAATGGGTTAATATACATAACGCCATCTCCTATCTCACTGTCATGCGGAATTGTTCGGTCTTTTTCTGATACTTAGCAAGTATGCCGTCTGCTTCGAGAGCTTCTTTATCAATGGTCGTAGTTTCGGTACGAGATACTGTCCATGTGTAAGTAGAACCTTTAACCTCGACCTTTTTATCGCCGTCTCGGAACTGCTTTAGAGCGTGTTCTTTGATAATGTCATTGATTGCCTTGAGTCTTTTTTCCTTATCGGCTATAGAAGCTGTAACCGAATCCACTTCCTTTTTAAGACCTTCTGCTTCGCTTATTAAAGCGTCAATATCTGTATCAGGGGCGAGAGTGTTGGTGCGAAGAGCTTTTAAGATTTCTGCGTCCTTCTTCTCATCGAAAACAGGGGAGATACCCGTCTCTACATGCTCATCCCACCATTTCTCAACTTGCGCCACCTTGTCGGCAAAATCCGGGTAACGCTCTGAAAGTGAAAACTCTATTGTGATTGTATTTTTTACACTCGGCTTGTACTTCTTCGGATTTTCGTAATCCTTTTCTTCGAGGAAAGAAGCCACCATGATTACATTGTCAATGCCGAGAAGATAAGCGTAGAGAGCCGCTTGCAGGGCGTAATATTCAGGGATATCGTCAGCCCAATCTTCGGAGCGTTTTGTAGTCTTCATTTCAAGAACGGTGTCGATTTCGCCGGTCTCATCGTCTACGCCGAGGTAATCCCACATACCGCCAAGATGAGGATTTTCAGGGAAGAAGTCGCCCCATGTCTTATTAAAGTAGTCTTTGCCGTAACGGTCGGAAGGAGCGATGATATCCATTCCGTAGGACTTCTTCATGTAATCAGCCTGTTTAGGCTCGATTGTCT